CGGCGGATTTTACAGCTCACAGATATATCACAAACCAAGGGAAGGAAAGCCTCAGGCTTGATTCTCGGTGCAGGGCTTGCCATATGACAGCAGAACGGAATAGACGTACATGTGCCGAGGGAAGAGACAAAGAAGCGGAGCGTTGCCGCATACGAAGAGAGCGCTGTACAGAGGAAACCAAGGAATACAATAAATTATATAGAGCTTCAGAAGCCGGAAGATTGAATCGCGCAAAGCTTCAGCGAATGAGAAAGGCTAAACAACGCGCGGGATATTTATTGCTGAGCGCTTCCGAAAGAGAGGAGATAAAAAAAATATACGCGCATGCAGTAATGGAGGAGGCAAAAATAAGGGCGTGTGTAGTTTCTGATGATGACTTGGAGCTCCAGATTCACGTAGATCATATTTTCCCGCTGGCGTTAGGCGGCCATCACCATCCAAGCAATTTGCAGCTTTTGTCCGGCAGAGAAAACATTAAAAAAGGGGTTTCGGTTTGTCACGCGCGGTGATTATGGCGGGCTGGGACTGTGTTCCGCACTTGAGCGAGCATGACAAGGCTGAACTGCTAAAAAGCCTGCCGCCGCACCAGCGTGACGCGAGAACTAAAGGCCTGCCAAGCCTGGGCGCCGGCGCTATTTACCCTGTGCCTGAATCCGAAATCATTTGTGAACCGTTTTTCATACCTGCGCACTGGAAAAAAGCCTACGGCATGGACGTGGGCTGGAACAAAACGGCAGCGGTATGGGGAGCGACCGACCCCGATGGCGGCGTTAGCTATCTGTATTCAGAGCATTACCGCGGCCAAGCGGAGCCCAGTGTTCACGCGGCGGCAATTAAAGGCCGTGGTGACTGGATTATGGGAGCGATTGACCCAGCATCGCACGGCAGAGCGCAAAAAGACGGTGAGAATCTTTACGATATGTACATCGAGCAAGGGTTGCTAATTCGCAATGCCGATAACGCGGTTGAAGCTGGCATTCACACTGTTTTCGAGCTGCTATCAACGGGCCGACTAAAAGTGTTTTCGACGCTGCAAAACTTGTTGAAAGAGTACCGCGTGTACCGACGTAACGAGAACGGGAAAATCGTGAAAGAGAACGACCATCTACTAGATTGCCTGCGCTATTACGTGATGACCGGTCGAGACATTGCCAGAACAAAACCCGTGGCCGAGCGCGCCACACGACAACGAACATCGGACTGGAGAGCGGGATAAGTGCAGATCGAAGACTTAGCGAAAAAGCCGATGTGGAGCGTGGAGCAAGTTGAGGCCATGCTGTCCGACATCCGCGCACAGCCTGAGTGGCGCGCTGATTCCGACAAGTGCGCGGACTACTACGATGATAAGCAGGTTACGCCAGAGCTGAAACAAATCACCGAGGACCGTGGCCAGCCATTGCTGGTGCACAATCACATAAAGCCCGTGGTCAATGGCGTTCTCGGGTTAGAGGTGAAAACTCGCCCAGGTATTAAGCTGGTGGCCGACTCTGATGACGGCGAAGAGGTTGTGAAGGCGCTGGGGCAAAAGATTCAAGACGCGGCGCGCATGGCGTTGACTGAGCGAGCTACGGCAGACGCCTATGCCGCCTGTATAAAAACCGGTGTTGGCTGGGTGTATGTGGGCCGCAACGACGATCCTTTTTTGCCACCCTACGAAACGACCTACGTTCACCGCCGAGAGCTCTATTGGGATATGCGCTCGACTAGAGCCGATCTGAGCGATGCGCGATGGATGAAGCGGGACCGCTGGCTAGACTGCGACACACTGAAGATCGCCTTCCCTGACCATGCCGATCTCATAGACCAGCTGGCCACAGGCTGGAGAAACTTTGATGCGCTGGCCGACCTCCATGGCGCAGTGCAAGTTAGCGAGGTGCTGGTTGGCGCTTACAATACCCAGCTCAATAGCAATATTCGCCATGAGGAGTGGTGGGATTCGCAGCGCAAGATGGCGCGGGTGTCCGAAGTTTATTACCGCGCTTGGGATACACAGCTGGTAATGAAAACACCTAGCGGTGACGTGGTTTTGTTTGATGAAAACAGCCCTGCGCATCAGGCACTGGTGGCAGCGAGCAGGGCAAAGCTGAAAAAGGCGACTTTCTCACGCATGCGCCAATGCTATTTTGTTGGTCCTCACCGGCTGTTAGACCGCGATAGCCCGCACCCGCACAACCATTTTCCTTATATTCCGTTCTTCGGCTTCCGCGAAGACCAATCGGGCATTCCTTACGGCATCATCCGGTCGATGATTCCGCCACAGGATGAAATTAACCATCGTCGCTCTAAGTTGACGTGGCTGCTGAACATTAAGCGCGTGGTGATGGATTCCGATTCGCTCGACAATATGTCCATAGATGACGTGCTTGACGAACTGGATCGCGGCGACGGCGTTATTACACTGAACCCCAACCGGAAGAACATCAACGGATTTAAGCTGGAAACCGAAACCGGCATAGCTGCGCAGCAATTCCAAATTCTCGAAGCCGCTCAAAAGACTATCCAAGATGTGGCCGGCGTCTACAGCTCGTTTTTGGGTCAGGAGAGCGGTGCTAAATCAGGCATTGCTATTAACTCGCTAGTAGAGCAGGGCACAGTCTCGCTGGCCGAGATTAACGACAACTACCGATTGAGCCGCCAGCTGGTTAACGAACTGCTATTGGCCCACATCATTGACGACATTGGCGGCGAGCAAGCCGAGGTGCGCATTGTGGGTAAAAGTGGGCAGGGCACCGAGGTGATCACGCTCAACGAAACTATACAGCTGGATGATGGGCGTGTTCACATCAACAACTCGGTGGCGCAGACCAAGGCCCGCGTGGTGATTGAAGATGTGCCGTCTACCCCAGGTTATCGCCAGCAAATGAACATGATGCTGACAGAGCTCGTTGGCAAGTTGCCGCCAGAGCTGCAGCCGGCCCTAATCGAGTTGGTGATTAGCACCAGCGACCTCGACAACCGAGATGAGGTAATGCAGGCAATTCGTAAAGCCACTGGCAGCGATCAGCAGCAAGACCCCGAACAGCAGGCCGCAGCGCAACAACAACAGCAGCAACAGCAAGCGCAGCAACAGCAAGCCGAAGAAGAGGCGCGCCAAGCGCAGCTGCAGGCAATTTCAGCGAAGGTGCAAAACGATATAGCCGAGGCCTATCGCAAGAAGGCAGAAACCGAGGCGATACAGGCCAATACGCAAGTCGATGTGGAATACAAAGCGGCTCAAACGCAGAAGCTGCAAGCTGAAATTAAAGAGATCGTGGCCCGCGTGGTGCAGGCCCGACAACAAATTGTGCGCGACCACGTTGACCCGATGATTGGCAAACTGAGCGACCAAGCCGCTTAGCAGCAAACAGCAAGCAATCCAGAACCCGCCTAGAGCGGGTTTTTTTATGCCCCGATTTTACGCAAGCCCGAGCGATAGACGGCAAAACCCACTGCAGCTAATGCGATAAATAGCGGAGAGAACGATGAGTACAGCAAATACCGGCGCTGAAAAACTGAGTGCTGACCAAGTGGCAGACATTTTTGCGAATAACGACTACGACGCGATTGATGCGCTGATAGACGGCAAACTTGACTACGACGAGGAACCGGTAGAGCTAGAGGTTGACGATACCGAACTTGAAGAAGAAGCCGAAAACAATACAGACGAAGAAGGCGCAACGTCTGGCGCCGAGGCGGAACTTGAGGAGGTTATCGAGAGTGAAGGCGAGAGCGAGGACACAACCCCCGTAATTCTTGCCAAAGACGGTAAGCACGTCATCAGTTTCGATGTGCTGAAGGGTACGCGAGCAAGCCTACAGCAAGCCAATCAGCGGATTGCTGAGCTGGAGGCGAAACTAGCGGCGGAATCTACCCAAAGTCGCCAAGACGGCAGTCGATACGAAGACGCCGCTGAGCAAGGCGATATTGGGGAAGATGATTTAGCGGAAATTGACGAGCTTGATCCGGCTCTTGGCAAAGTCTTGCGCGCACAAGCGCGTCAAATGGCTGAGCTGAAAGCACAGAATCAGCAGTTGCGCGCTAACCCGCAAGCCCCACAGGCGGAAGTCGTTACAGCAGAAGCAATACAGGACGCGATTGATTCCGTGCCTGATTTGCTGGAGTGGCAAGCCACCAACCCCGATATGTTCGGCAAAGCCGTGCAAGTTGAGTCGTGGTTGCGGCAAGACCCAGAATTTCGGGCCATGCCGCTTGCCAAGCAATACGCCATCGTCGCCCAAAAAACCAAGTCACTCAGTGCAACCCCCAGCGTAGCGAAACCATCACAAGTAGACCCTGAGCAAGTGCAGGCAGTAGCGCGGCAGCGAATAGCCGACGCGAAAAGCCAAATCATAGCGCCTCGGTCACTCAACAACCTGGGCAAAGCGCCTGCGACGAATGAAAGTCCACAAGCTCGATTCGCGAAGATGAGCGATGTCGAGCGCATGAACTACGTGAACACGCTTAGCCCGAATGAGATAGATGCGTTTTTAAGTAATTTCACTTACTAGCCACAACACCAAACCGACGAACCCGCCATGAGCGGGTTTTTTTATGCCAAAAATTTGAGAGAAAACGACTATGACTACCGTTAAATCTGGCTCACCCTTAACCCCCCAAGCGTTTAGCGTTGCCCTGTTTTCCCGGGCAACACGCGGTAACAACTTTGCGGGATTGATGACTGATAACGCGCCCACCGCCATGGACGCTAAGAAAAACGATCCAACCCAGCAAACGCCGCAAGGCGCACCCATCGTTCGGGTGACCGACTTGAGCAAGACCGCTGGTGACAAGTGCTCAATGGAAGTGTTTAACCCGCCTCGCAAGAAGCCAACCATGGGCGACCAAACATTGGCTGGTCGCGGTGAAAACCTGACGTTCAACACATTTGACGCCATCATTAACCAAGGCCGGAAGATGTTGAACACCGGTGGCAAGATGACCCAAAAGCGTACCAAGATCGACCTGTTGCGCCTGTCGGTTAGCTTGCTCACTCCGTACTACCGCCAGTTGTCGGACGAGATCACCACCATTCACTTGGCTGGCTCTCGCGGTACTGACACTAACGACTGGATTTTGCCGCTAGATAGCGACGACGACTTTGCGGACATCATGGTTAACCCCATTTCGCCGCCCACGTTCG